GTGATTGACTTGGGCAAGAACTACGCCAGCACGAACGGTTCGTTCATGGTGATGCTGCCTGAGCCTACGGCAAAGAACGCACTCATCAGGATTGGATAGGAGACTTCGATGCCTTTATTGGTTCCGAATGCAGCTGAAGAGGTGATGCTGCAGAACATTCTCAACAAGGTCGCGCCACAGAATGGCCGATTGAAGCTCTACACCAACAACATCACGCCAGCTGAGACGGATACTGAAGCCACCTACACTGAGGCCGCGGGCTTCGGCTATGCTTCTATCCTGCTCGCAGCGGGTTCCTGGACTATCACGCCGGGCGCTCCAACACAGGCCGCGTATCCAGAACAGACGTTCACGTTCTCAGGGGCGCTCGGCAACGTCTATGGATACTTCGTGGTCCAAGACACATCTGGAAAGATCTTGTTCGCAGAGCGCTTCTCGACAGGACCGTTCCTCATCGCTAACGCTGGTGATCAGATCAAGGTCACGATGCAGTTCACAGGAGAGTAGTATGAGCTTCCAATCATATCAAGAAACAATCATCCAGTCGGTAACGGATGGGCCGACACTGACGGCTGCGGCCAGGGCGTCTTGCATCCCTACGGCCAACCGGGTGACGTTGCCCTCCAACTTCTTCTACGTTGGACGGGCTGTTAAGTTCATGATGTCGGGTCGCATCTCTTGTGTGGTCACGACGCCAGGCACCGCACGGTTTGATATCTGCATGGGTGCTGCTGGCACGACGATCGTCTTCGATACGTTGGCATTGAACTTGAACGTCGTGGCGAAGACAACGATCCCTTGGTATTTCGAAGCCAAGCTCGTCTGTCGTGCGATTGGTTCTGGCACGTCTACCACGTTCTTTCCGATGGGATCTTACTTCGTGTCAGAAGCGGTCGTGGGGTCTCCGTTGCCCACGGTCGGCGGCAATGGTTCACTTCTGGCGCCTACTGGCACGCCGGCTGTCGGTGCTGGCATGGACAACAACGCGGCGTCTATCCTGGACGTATTCTTCACGCAGACGGTCGCCACGGGCTCGATGACAGTTCACAATTATCAGGTGGACGTCCTCAACTAACATGCCTATCGATCGAGGTGGACGTTGGCTTGGAAGGGGATGGGCTGCGAGACCCACGAGGCGTCTTGGTCCGAGCAATCGAGATCGTCAGGTCGGCGAGATGTCTCGGCCATTCAAGTCTCCATCCTTCAGCACGACGTTCACGACGCTCACAGGCATCACGAAAGATAGCACCGACGTTGTGTTGCCTGCCTGTGTCGTTCAGCTGTTTCGGACCGTAGACGATCTGATTCTCGCTGAGACTATCTCCAATGGATCAGGTGTCTATGTCTTCTATCCAACCGTGAGCGGTCCCTTCTACATCGTGGCCTACAAGGCTGGAGCGCCAGACGTCGCTGGAACGACGATCAATGCACTCGACGTGACCCGTGGCTGACGTCATCGTCTACCTTTACGGCGGAGAACCTAATCCAAACGACGTCGAGCTGTCAGATCCGACGGTGCTTCGCGGTGGAGTGGTCGTCTACTCTTACACGGGCACCGGTGGCATCGTCTTCGCTGGAGTCGCGACATACAGCGAGGCTTGGGCGTATGCAGGTTCTGGTGGCATCACGTTTGGTGGCGTTGCTGCAGTTACAGAAACGTGGGCATATGCAGGTGCAGGTGGCATCCTCTTTGGTGGTGCGGCGACATATGCTGAGGCTTGGGCCTACGCTGGGGCGGGTGGCATCCTCTTTGGTGGTGCGGCGACTTTCTTAGAAGTCTGGGCGTATGCAGCCGCTGGCGGCATTGTCTTTGGTGGCGGCGCTGCGACTTCCTATGTGCCAGCAGCGAACGTCACCTACTTCTACACTGGTTCTGGCGGCATCTTCTTCGGCGGTCAATCTCAGAATTCTGGCCCGATCTTCATCGACGATGATTCGGGCTTCCTCTTCCGACGATATGTGAAGGTAACGCTCGTTGACGGTGTTCAGGCCAACGTCATCGCGTCTCTCTACCTCAGCGCTCGGGCGATCGCAGTTGTTCACGTCTCTGGCGTTGAAGCCAGGATAGGACTCGGTGAAGCAGAGGGCGGTGCCGGAGTCCTCTCAGGTGCTGATCCCTCTATCGCTCTCATCGGGTTTGGTCAGGCTCATGCTTCTGCATCGACCACAGCATCGGTGGCATCACTTCCCTTATCTTTTGGCAGCTTGGGACAGGCGAGAGTTCAAATTCCATCGAACGTTGTCATCTTTGGTCCGCGTGGACTTGTTCCGCGCATGGGCTTCGTGTTTGTTTCGATCGGGCCAGATTTAGTAGAGCAGGAGCTCGAAGAGATCTTGCTTTTGTTAGAGGCTGCATGATTCTAAATGGAGGACACTGACCAATGCCCCAGATCGTTGCTCAGCTTGCAATTGTCTTGAACGACGACGGCACTCTCGGCGTCAATGGACCTATCGAGAACAAGATGTTGGTCTATGGCATGTTGGAGATGGCGAAGGATGCTGTCAGAGACTTTAACAAGAACAGCCAGAAGAAGATTGTCGAGCTGCCGCCAGGTACGACGCTGAGGGCTGTCCCGCCTCTTGGGAGATCAGGTGGCTAGAAAGAAGATCACACAGCTGGCAGCGTTGACGTCGCCGGCGAGCACAGATGTGCTCCCGATTGTCGATCTGGCTTCCATTGTTACTAAGAAGTCGACAGTGTCGGAGATCTTCGCAGCGGGACTGGCGGCCTCATCGCCGTGGGTGTCTGTCGCGTTTGGTGACTGCACGTTCACAGCGAACGGAGGGGGCACATGGACGCCCGATGCTGGTGACTTTTCGTATTATAAGTGGACGCGATTGAACTCCAAGACGGTGATGATCAAAGGTGCGGTCATCAATTCTACGATCTCTGGAGCTGGTTCAGAACTGCGCGTTACTGCACCTCCGGGTATTACGTTTGGCACCAATGACTCGTTCAGCTTCTTAGCATGGAGCGTCGACGGGTTCGTGACGCAAGACACAGGTTCAAGCATCTCTCGTACAGCGAGTAATTTATTGGCGTTCAAGCAGCGTGCCAGCGGTGCATGGGGCACAACGGCAGATCTAGTTGGCGTCATTTGGTCCCTCGTTGTTGAATGCACCGTAGTGCCATGATCTACGTCAAGCGAAATGGCGTGACGGTCAACGAGCTGTTGACCATTACTGCGTCTGATCAGCGTCGCGATCCTTTCGAGAGAACCACGCACTCAGAGACGACGGATGCCAAGCAGCTTGGGTTGTTTCGACACGGCTTCTTGTCGTTCGAGATCAACTACGTTGGGTTTGGTGACCTGACGCATCAGGGCTTGTTCGATGCCATCATTGAGAATAGCGAGGATCTGTATGAGTATGATGACGGCAACGGTTCGCAGACATCATATGGTCTCGTTGAGAGCTTCAAGTTTCAAGGCGTGCCCGTCGACGCAGTGCAGCGTGTTCGTGTCGGCGTCTTGCTGATCGCTGAACCGCCGAACTTGTTGATTCAGGAAGATGATGGCGGGCTGTTGACGGAAGATCTCGTTGACTTGGAACTAAACATATGAGAGTCAAGGGACCAGTCTTTCCGTCGTTCCATCAGGCTCCTGGCGGGCCGAGCTATCACAAGGTTTGGAATCCTGGTTCGCACAGCATGAACAAGCTGCTGAGGAACCTCAGACAGCAGACGCGCGAGCTGCTCGACTCTACAGATCCACAGATCGTCGCCGTGGGCGACAGGGTCATTCACATGTGCTTGAACGAGCCGCATCCCGAATACAGTGCGCTGCACCTGATGGCTTCCGCACTGACGATCGCGAAGGAAGAAAACAAGCCATGGACGACGTGCATGCTCGTCATCATGGACAAGTATGAGCAGGTAGAGAAGGAGTCGAGGGAAGATGCCACGCCAACCGCAAGAGATCAAGGTGGTTCACGCATCCGCGGACTACTACGAGGCCTTGTTCCGCGCCCGCTTCGTAAAGTCGATGCGCTTGCTCCAGTCGCAGACAAGTCTCAGCGCGCTGGCTATGGCCATGGGCAGCGTGCGTCGGGGTACGAACCTGGTCCAGCGCGAAGAGCTCATCAAGGCACTGGAGCCAGCGAAGAAGGTACTGGTTGATGCATTCATGCGTGGCGGCAAGCTGGGCGCAGAGCATGTGAAGAAGGCATTGCAGTGATCAAGTTCCGCTTCGATGACAAGGCGACCGCCGCCGTCAAGGCAGCCGAGAAGATGGCGGCGAAGATGGTTGTCGAGATCAGCAAGGAGACTGAGAAGAACATCCGTAACCTCATCGCGACCGCCATTCGCACTGGCATCTCTCCAGCCGACGCGGCGAGAGCCATTCGTCCCTTGATTGGGTTGACGTCGGCGCAAGGCCAGTCGGTGTTGAAATACCGTGAGCAGTTGATCGAGTCTGGTCTCAACAGAGAAGCGGTCGACAAGAAGGTCGATCGCTATGCCGACGAGAAGCTCCGCGAGCGTGCTGACAACATCGCTCGCACCGAGATCCTGGACGCACTCAACACTGGGCAAGAGAAGGCGTGGGAGCAAGCGCAAGAGGCGGGACTGCTCTCAGCGGATGCTACGAAGGAAGTGATCTTGGCGTCCGATCCATGTGAGATTTGTCAAGGTATCGCCGATGAAGGTCCAGTGCCCCTCGACAATGACTTCAGTGAAGAGGGTCCGCCATTCCATCCGCGGTGTCGTTGTACGATTGCAATCGGAACGCCATGAAGAAGTCACGCGGACGGCAACAGAAGGATGACCCATGTTCAGTCGTAGTCTCTACGGCTATGACTAAAGTGCAAGCAGACTTGCTTTACGCGGAAGCTCGCCGGCAGCGAAAGTCGGTGAGTTCCTTAGTGAAATCATTGATATTTAGTTCAATTATCAAAACCCAGCAGTCAGTATAATATAGGAGCCGAATCCCATGCCAGCACTTGTCCCAGTAGTCGACAGACTCGAAGATGTTCCAGAAGCCGCGCGGACCTTCTACGTTCAGAAGGATGGCAAGTTTCACGTTGACTTGTCGGGCGCTCCAGTCGGCTTCGTGTCGGCGACTGAGCTCGCTGCTGCGAACGTCAAGGTCATCGAGTTCCGTGACAGCAACATTGCGCTCACCAAGAAGGTCAATGAGCTTGAGCCTGTCGTGGCCAAGTTCAAGGACATCGATCCTGATGCGGCACGTTCGGCGATCACGAAGGTCGCAGAGCTGGAGAAGAAGGGCGTGAAAGGTGCCGACGATGTACAGGCGATGATCACCGCGGCCGTCACTGCAGCCGTCAAGCCTGTTCAGGATCAGTTTACGGCGTTGCAGACTTCGGCTGCTGCCGATCGCAAGCGTGCGGATGATGGCACGCTCAGAACCGTCTTGATGGACAAGTTCAACAAGGCTGGTGGCTTGCCTGGAGCATCGGACTTCATCTTCAGCAAGGCACAGCCGGTGTTCGTCGTCGAGAACGGCGTCGTCAAGGCCGGGCCCAATCAGTTCAGCTCCGACAAGCCCGGCGAGCTGATCACGATGGACGAGTGGTTGACGCGTCAGACGAAGGAAAGCGACTTCGCGTTCAAGTCATCGAACGGCGGCGGCGCTTCACCTGCACCAGGCGGCGGTGGTGGTGCTGGTGGACGTCCTGGCGTGACGATCCTGAAGGATCCGACGCCTCAGCAGCTCGGTGATCCTGCGAATTCTGCTGCCATCAAGGCAGGCAAGATGCGGGTGGAATACAGTCAGCAGGCATAGAGCCTGGGCTGGCTTGATTCTCAAGCGTCTGCTGGGCTCGGCGAGCTTCGCAGACGTGCTCCGGTGGAGCGGATCGAGCAACGAGAGATAGAAGGCGGCACCCGGCGGGTTGTCCGCCCTGGCACACCTCGGCGAGGATGTGACCCGGCTTCGGTGAAGCTGCTTGGTAGCAAATCTGTTATCAAGAGGAGACTTCACACATGGCCGGAGCAATCGTCACAACCAACATCTTGGGCACCACCGTCTCGATGGGTCTGGCGACCCTTCGTGAGCGGCTGGCGCTCGTTCACATCGCCAACCGGAACTCGGAGTCGGAGATCACTGCGGCGAAGCGTTTCGCCACGGTGAACATCTCAGTTCCGGCGGCGATCACTACGCGGGCGGTCACGCCTGACGTTGTTCCACCGGCGGTGACCGCGGTCACGCCGACTTCCGTTCCCCTTCAGTTGACGGAGTGGCGAGAGGCGCCGTTCGCGATGGACGACAAGGGTCTGTCGCAGGTCGATCGTGGCATCCTGCCGATGCAGGCGGCTGAAGCGGCGAAGGGGCTCGCGAACTACATCGAAGACTTCCTGTGGGCGAAGCTCGCACTGAAGATCTACGGCTACGCTGGCACAGCGTTGGTCACGCCGTTCGCCACCGATCTGTCGGCGTATCTCGACGCTCGTGCGATCGCGAACCGTCAGCTGATGGACATGGATCCGCGGTTCGTCATTCTTGACACGAACGCGGAGGCGAACGCCCTCGGACTTCGCGCCTTCCAGGATGCGAGCTTCGGCGGCGGCGATGGCGTCATCATCAACGGCCAGATCGGTCGTAAGTTGGGCGCTCTCTGGCTGATGTCGCAGCGTGTTCCGACTCACGTCGGTGGCACCTACACCACGGGCACGACGGTCACCGGCGTGAACGCGATCGGTGCAACGGTCATTGCGCTCTCTGGTGGTGCGACAGGAACGCTCATCGCGGGTGACATCATCGGAATCGGCGCCTACACCTACAACGTGGTGTCAAGCGTCGGTGGTTCAACACCGTCGTCCGTAACGATTACGCCTGGACTCTTCGCCGCCACCGCGGGTGCCGAGGCCATCGTCGGGCGGAACAGCGGCAACAACTCCTTCGTTCAGAACATCTTGATCCAGCGCGACTGCTTGGCATTCGCGATGGCACCGCTGCTCGACACCGAACAGGTGCCTGGCGCGACCCTGCAG